GAGCAGCTTTAAGTTCATTTTGTCTTTCTAGTTTTCCTATTATCTTTTGCTCTTGCTCGTCTATCTTTTTCATTTCTTTACCAAAATCTATAGTTATTGCAGCTCTTTGTACAATTCTGCCACTCATAAATTTATCTTCTAAGGTTGCTAAATCAGCAGCAGGAAGAGCCTGATTCTCTGTCCGTAAATCTCCTAGTTTAGTTTCTGTTTCTGCGTCAAACCCTAAAAGCTTTTTGCTAAGTTCTCCTTGTGCTCTTGCCCTTTTATCAGAGAAAGTATTACCTGTAGGCATAGCAGCAGTAATTTCTAACTGTTTCGCTAAGAGTGTTGCATTATTTTCAAACTTTCTTCCTAGTTCAGTTGCTTTAGCTATTGACTCTTGTAATGCAGGATTTAAACCATCCATGACAGCAGCCACAGACTCATTCAACCCAGGAATCCAACTTCCTATCCAAGTAATACCTTTTCTTATAAGATCAAAAGTCTTATTGAAAGACTTGAATATTTCAGCCACTAAGCGTAATACAAGCCCTAATGCAGCAATAACAGGAGCACCAACAATTCCTAAAAACGCACCAACAGAACCAACAACGTCATTCCATGCAGATTTAAGAATGTTGACAGCGTTATTTACGTCTTGAAGAGATCCAGCAGAAGCTCCTGTTTGTTTTTGTACTTGTTGAGCTGCCAAAGCTCTTGCCTTTTCTATATCTCCTGCTCTTGTAAGAAGACTTATTTGAGTTTGCAGTTCTGCACTTAGACGAACACCTGAATCAACTAACTCATCCATATTTAAAGTACGAAGAGATTCTCCAAGTTTTGCTGCTTTTTGAACAGCAGTATCCATCATTGTTCCTATCGCACTACCAAGAATTTGAGCACCAAATCCAGGCATACCCATCTTGTTTCCAAGTAACGCACCACCAACACCACCACCAACAGAACCAACTCCTCCTCCAAACAAGAGAGGGAAACCAGCTCCAAGCATTAAGTTCTCTCCTCCTTTTCCTCCCATCATTCCACCTTTTCTACGTCTTATTCTTCTTATGTTTTGAAGTCTTTCTCTAGCAGTCTTCTTCGATGCAGCAGAATCTCTCTTCGTTATTTTCTCTTGATTCTTCTTGGATTGTTCTATTTTCTTTTCTATTTCCCACGTTTGTCTTAAAACTCCTGTTCTCTTTGCTTCTAGTTCTAAATGCCTTCTAATTGACTTCGTAACAGCGTTTTCTGCACCTGGTCTATTTGGCCCTGCCATTCCTGCTGGTCTTCCAGAAGGAGTATTCATTACTTGATCTGCTCTTCTGCTGAAATCAGCAAATCCACTACCAGCTCTACTTGCTTTACTTCTTCCTACGTTTCTAACAATATTACCGTGCATCCCAGGAGATCCAGCAGCTTTAATCCGCTTCATTGCATCTTCTAAATTCTTTGCATGAAGATGAGCGTGCTCAAAAGAATTGGCTAATTTATCGTATTCCTTTTGAGTTTGAGGAAGCTGTGCCCCTACTTGCGTATTCGTATGAAGAAGATTCCTAAGTGCTCCACCAGCAGCCCAAGCTTTCTTTGCTAAAAAGTCAAATCCTTTAATACCTAAAGCAGTTAAAGCAACAGCAACAGCACCAGCTATCTGCGGATGAGCAGCAAGTAACGATCCAAATGCAGAGAAAGCACCAAAAGCTGCATTTGTTTTTATAGTCGTTACTCCAATAACCTTAGAAAGAGCACCATTTTTCGCTATAAAACTATTAATTCCTGATATTGCCTTATCCGTCCCAATCGCAGCAGTACCTAAAGCACCCAACCCCAAAGCTCTGTTCTTAGCATTTTTACCAAATTTCTGTACGTCATTTAACGCACCCATGTTTCTATTTAGATTAGAAACACTTTTTGATGCTGAATCTGCACTACGTTTTAAACCTGTAAAGCCTTTACTGCCAATACGATCTAATTTTGTATTGATCTGTTCTAATCCTTTAACTAGCTTTTCATTACTCGCATTTATTCCCTTTAAATTCTCTGACAACTTATTCAGTTGGTTCAGATTCTTGACAACAATATCAATTTTGGTTTCTAAGCTCACGATCCATCGCTTCTTTTCACCATAGTTTACCTACGTCTGCGGTTTTTTCGCATTTCTTCTTCCTGATCTTCGTTTAAAACTTGAAAATAAGCACTCCATCCAATAATTTCTTCTACCGTCATCTGACGTATCTCCGCTAAAGACTTGCCTAATTCTTTAGCGATACCAAACTGAAGCATCAGTAAATTATCTTTACGAAGCTCCTTACTTAATCTTTTGGGTCTAGCGGCTCCTCATCATCTGTAATAACAGCAAGCATTAACTTTTGAAGATCTGCATCTTTTACTTCATTCTTTAAAACGTCAATTTCTCCAAGATTAAACAGTCTTTGACCAGTATCATCCTGTGCTTTTGTCATTAAAAGTCTTAATGCAAACTCATTAGCATCATCAGATTTAGCTCCCTTTTGTGCTCTTTCTCTTTCTGACATTGTTAATGGTGTTACCCACATCTCAAAGATAGATCCATCAGATAGTTCAACTTCTTTCTTTACTGCCTCTAAGTTTGCAGCCTTTTTTAAACGGTCTACTGCTCTCAATCCTGATCGAGAAGGTTTAGGACTAGTTGTCATAAGAAAAATGGATACAGAATTATTCTAACCTAATAGACAATAAAAAACCCTGCACTAGGCAGGGTTAATTGGAACATTCCGTGTTCCAAGACTATTATGTAGAACTTAGGTCGAAAGAAGGGAGACTTGCTGGACGGAAGTTAACTGTTACTTCTTGAGCATCATCAGGGTTAACACTGAAGCTTGCAGAAGTTAGCGTTGCATCAAAGCTGATTGAACGACTAAGAGTATCACTAACGTTGCCACCACTAAATACACGGTCTGTATAAAGCTTGAACGCTGCACCAACTTGCTGACGTTGAAGAACATCTTCTACCAGTCTGTTTGATAGAGCTGAGTCTTCGTTTGTCATATATGTAGAAGCAGTACCAGAACCATCACCAAATCCAGCAATGTAAGTTCTAAATGGAACGTATTGACCAGGAGCTTGACCAATTGTTGTTACATCAATTTCAGCTCTTTCAATTTCAAATGTCCACTCTCTTACTTGTCCGATAGAAGCAAAATCGTTGTAATAAACTTGAAATTCATTAGGAGCTGCGGCTGTCCCTACGTCAGTCAAGTCAACAGCAGAACCGCCATTGGTAGCAGAAACCTTTAAAGCTCCTGACGCTGCTGTATAAGCATTAACGTAATAAGTTGTTCCAGCAGTTAATCCAGCAGGTAAAGTTCCTGTTCCTGCTTCACCAGTAGAACTATCTATAACTTTGAATTTAACTGGATCGCCTACCTTTAAGTTTAAGTAAGTTTGAACGACTATTGTTTCTGTGCCAATAGTGACATCACCAGTGCCAAAAGTACCTGTTGTTCCTGCGGGTTTGTAGTAGAGAGCACCTGATGTGCCAGATAAGACGGTAACGGCCATGAGGCTGCTTAAGAAATTTACCTATAGATTAGCTCAAAACCGTGGCAACGTAAGAAGTTTCTATTCTTCCCATAAATAATGGTGCATCTTCAGTGCTAGAAAAGCTTGGCCCTTCTATAGATCCAACCTTTAAATACGCTCCTGTAGTCCCTTTTGTTTCATCATTTAGTGTCTCTAAAACATTAACAGCCGTTGTAATTAATGTTTGATTTCTCGATGGCCCTTCTCCTTTTTTAGAAAAACAACGAATAACTATTGCTCCTCTAGCGTTATCAACGCTTGAACCTAGTGTTGGATCGTTTGTTAAGCCGAATGTAACATTTACTCTTACATATTCGGTTGTACTATTTGCTGGTGCAGCAGTGATGTTGTCAAAGAAAACAGGAACCGCAGGACTTAACGCTCCAAAAGCAGTTAATAATGGGTTTTCTACTTTTGCTCTAATTTTTTGGTAATTCATCAGTCAGAAACACCTCTTGTTCTATAAGTCTCACTCGTAAGGAAGGTGTAACCAGTAGGAACGTTAAGTTTCATACCCATATACTTTTTAATTATCTGATCTACTTTACCTCCACTTTTAAACGTAGAAAACCAATCTAAAGGTGCTGTTCTACTTGCTGTACCTTTACCAAAAGAATTAATAACTCCTCTTTGCATTACTCCAGATCTGCTTCCTCCTCCTTTCTTCCATTTTGCTGGATTAACTGGTCCATCTGGATACCAATCTCTATTAAATTTGCCCTCTTCTAAATCCATTGCAATAGCAGCATGAGGAGCTACATTTTCGATCCGTATCAACCATGAATTTTGGGACAATATTTCTCTTCCTGTTACTAAAGGTGCTCTGACAGGATCAGATTTTGGACTTCCTCCTCTTCTTCGAGACGGAAGAGTTGACATCCTTTTCGTAGTAATAGTCCAAGAATTACCAAACTCACCTGACCATTGTGGTCCTTTCTCTTGTAGTGCTCTGACTACAACTTCAGCACCACCAAGAACTTGACCTGCTATTGCAGAAGCAAATATTTCATCTGCTTTTTCTGCCAGTTTCTTAAAAGATATTGTCATTGTGGCCTCACAATTAGTGTGTGAAAGATAGGATTATCTCCTCTAGCTGTTTTTACACTAATAATTTTTCCTTCTCTAGTAGCTCCTGCTTGTGGATATTGAACTCGATCTGCTTCCGTAGGGTAATAATCTCCTAATTCTTCTGATCCAATAACCATTTTTACATCTGTTGTTTGATATAACCCTTCATCTTCATTGGAATCAAGCGTTGTAATGACTCCTTTTACCGTTACATTTGTGTCCGATCCAGTAACAGCACCAGTTGTGGGGTTATAAGTCTTTGGTGTAGTGGACTTAATAAAAGTAAAGTCTTGACCCCATGTATTTAAAATACTCGCTGGAACTGATCCAAATACATCATCAATTTTTGCCATGATTAACCTCTAGTTACCCGAACTTGATAGCCGCCAGCTCCACCAAGACAATAAGCACCAAGATAGGACTGAAGCCAAGGATAAACGTCAAAAACATTGTTCACGTTGCCAGTAGCAAGACTAGCTTCGTTGTATTTAACCTTTAGTTCACCAAGTTCTACTTCTTTTGCAACACCTTCTGTGCCACTATTCCCAGTCATTGCATCCGTATCATTCGCTAATGCTCTTGCTAATTCATACTGTGCATACTTGATTTTTGCAGGAATTAACGTACAGGCAAGTTCAACATCATCTACTTCAAAGTTATTTCTAGGCCATTTTAATGCTTGGCCTTGATCACATCGATCACCATAAAAATTCAAACTATCGATCCAACGACATGCAGAAATTAATGCCCGATTTTTTTGATCGTCTGTTTTATTTGTCCACGTTGAATCATCAGGAGAAGTTTCAAAGTAACTATTAGCTTCTGCCAAAGTGACATAACTATTAG